GAGAACCGCTTGTATATGGTAGCGTCAGATAGATCAATGATCGGCCGAGCTTTACCATTACGCATTGCTTGCGTTACACGCCGCGAACCTTTACCGGCGAATAACGAGATTTCCCCGCCTTCTATGTTATCGACACGAGTATAGGCAACGCCGCAATCAAAACCGGCGGAGCGTATCAATTCACCTTCTAGGAATATGCGACCATTGCCGCGGTGCTTTCCAATTTTGTAGGTTTTCTTTTTGTGCATTGTTTATTTCCCATTGTTAAAAATTTAAAAATTGACTCAATCCCGAGCATACAGGAACTGTGGGACAAAGTAAAACAATAATACGGTATTTGTGTACCACAATGTAAGGAAATCCAGGGGTTTTGATAAACCGATTTTTGAGCAATTGATAAGTATTTCTCTTACATAAGAAGGAAAGCTTACACGGTTTTTAACAATGTATGGTCGAGGAATCGCGAGCTCTCGAGAGAAAATTATAAAGTAATGTAATAAAGTAAAAGAATTATAGAAAGAGAGAGTCTACGTGAAGCTTTTTGTTTTGCATCAAGCCGGCGGCTTATGATCAACTCAGAAACCAGATACACCTATTTATAGAGTTAACATTATTACAATCTTACAACACGCACCGCATGGATATTGTAAGCTTTTATAATGTAAGCTTTCTAAAATATTGTTTACAATGTTCCCATGGTCGGCAAGATCTGATAAAGACCGCAGCGAAACCCCCACCACCACCACACCCACCGCGTAGCCAAAAAACAGGAGCGCCTGCCTTGTTTACTAATCTGCACATTAGATACTTAATTTTTCAAAAACTTACCCCACCCCCTTTGTTTTTTCGATGCCCGGTCATAACCCCACCCCCCTTGTTCCACGTGAAACAGTCTTTGGAGTCCCATAACTTGCACAGAGCAAGGGAATTCACTACACTTCGCAAAACCAGTACTGTCAGGTACTTGCGCGATGGCTGTTGTAAAGTTAGACCCTACCGATGAACACCCTGTTCCTTATGATCTAGGTGACGAGAAGCCATCGACCCTTCTCGATGAGCTGGCTATTGCGGGAAACACGGCAGAAATGCAGGTTTCTTTGGGGGCCCCGTTGGAAATTTCTCCCCAGGATGAAGCTCGTGAGAAAGCTTTATTAGACGCGGTAGCAAAGGATCGTAAAATTTCTAATTTAAAAACTCCGACCACGGCATATGCGGCTGCATCGTTTTTGAGAGCTTACGGTTCCCAATTAGGGCTTGATGCAGGGGGTGCACGTACTGCCATTACCAACAAGTTAATGGAGATAGCCAACTGTGGGGATACTCGTTTTGAGCTTAAAGCATTGGAATTGTTAGGAAAACACAGTGATATTGGCTTATTTACAGATCGCAGTGAAATTACTATCAACTACAAGAACCCGGAAGATCTGGAAAACGCGATTAAGGAGCGGGTAAAACGCTTGTTAAACGCGGAAGTAGTGGATGTTACGCCATTGAAAGCAGATCTTGATGAGGAACTGGGTGTGTTTGTTGAGCCGGATGAATCTGATTTGGTAAAAGAGTTAGAGGATGGCGATGAGTAGTGCTCTGGAAGATATAGCTCTGAAGGATATTCCGACCATACTCCCACTATTGTCATTACCGGAGCAGGAAAAACTGCTGGCAGAGCTGGATCATCTCGAAGAGCTTAAAAAGCGCAATTTGATGCAGGAAAAATTTCTACGGTTTGTTGAGGAGATGTGGCCTACTTTTATAGCGGGGAGGCATCATGGTCGAATGGCTGCGGCGTTTGAGCGCGTAGCTAATGGGGATTGTAAGAGATTGATCATTAATATGCCCCCACGGCATACCAAGAGTGAGTTCGCCAGTTATCTGTTACCGGCGTGGTTTCTGGGGAAATATCCACATAAGAAGGTTATTCAGACTTCGCACACCGCAGAACTTGCGGTGGGGTTCGGTCGTAAGGTTCGTAATTTGGTAGATAAGGAAATGTATACGGCCATATTCCCTGGGCTGGGATTGCAAAGTGATTCAAAAGCGGCCGGCAGATGGAACACGAGCAAGGGTGGTGATTACTTTGCCATCGGGGTAGGCGGAGCGGTAACTGGTAAAGGTGCGGATCTTTTGATTATTGATGATCCTCATTCGGAACAGGAAGCGGCATTGGCCGAGACTAGCCCTGAAATTTATGACAAAACCTACGAGTGGTATACCTCCGGTCCACGACAGAGATTACAACCCGGTGGGGCTATTGTCATAGTAATGACGCGGTGGAGTATGCGGGACTTGACGGCCCAGGTACTTAAATCAGCGGCACAAAGGGGCGGCGAAGAGTGGGAAGTCATTGAATTTCCGGCAATTATGCCGTCGGGTAACCCGCTATGGCCTGAGTTCTGGCCTCCTGAAGAACTCGCGGCTCTTAAAGAAGAACTGCCGAATTCCAAGTGGATGGCGCAGTATCAGCAGAATCCTACCTCGGAAGCGTCGGCTATTGTAAAAAGAGATTGGTGGCGCACCTGGGAAGAGGCAAAACCGCCGCCGTGTGAATTCATCTTGATGTCCTGGGATACAGCGTTTGAAAAAAGCCAGCGGGCTGACTATTCGGCGCTTACTACGTGGGGGGTGTTTTACCATGACGATGATACCGGCGCGAGTAAGCCACATATAATTTTGTTAAATGCCTACCGTGAGCGGATGGAGTTTCCCAAACTAAAGAAAGTGGCAGTAGAGGAATATGATGAATGGCAACCGGACTCTGTGATCATCGAGAAAAAAGCTTCCGGGGCCCCCTTGATCTACGAGATGCGGGCAATGGGCATACCGGTACAGGAGTTCACGCCAACTAAGGGGAATGACAAGATTGCACGGCTAAACGCGGTATCGGATCTGTTTGCATCGGGGATGGTGTGGGCTCCGGCCAAAAGTTGGGCCGAAGAAGTAGTGGATGAGGTTGCAAGCTTTCCGGCAGGGGAGCATGATGACTATGTAGACTCTACGTCTATGGCATTAATGCGGTTCCGCAGGGGAGGGTTTGTAAGACTACCGTCCGACGAAGAAGATGAAATCCGGTACTTTAGACGGCGTAAAGGGGGATTTTATTAATGGACATCGAGCTTGCAGACATCCAACAGACAGTCGCCACCCGGTTAGCAATGTGTAATGAGTGCCCCAGGCTGGTAAAGGCTGTTCAGGTTTGTAAAGAATGCGGCTGTTTTATGCCAGCTAAAGTGTGGATTATGGGGCAACAATGCCCTTTGGGCAAATGGGCAGCAACCGAGGAATAGGCAATGGCAATTGAACGCAGAGTGAATGGCATAGGCGAGGGTGTAGACGCTAATCCGGGTGAAGTTGGTTTGGAAGAAGTGCTGGAGATTGAAATTGAAGAACCGGAAATTCTTTCCCTTGATGATGGCAGTGTTGAAATAACTCTGGTTGCGGAAGCACCGGAAGGTATAGAGGGTGCGCCGTTTGACGCTAATTTGGCGGAATACCTTGACGATGGGCAACTTGGTGAGTTGTCCGGTGAGTTAGTGGCGGCAGTGGAAGGGGATACCCAAAGCCGGCGGGAGTGGGCCGACACTTTTGTAAAAGGGATGGAGGTGCTGGGGTTCAATTACGAGAACAGGACCGAGCCTTGGGAAGATGCTTGTGGCGTATACAGTACGGTGTTAGCCGAAGCAGCCATAAGATTCCAGGCTGAAGCCATGAGCGAGACATTTCCCGCTGGGGGACCGGTCAAAACACAGATTTTAGGCGAGATAACTGAAGATAAAGAAGACGCAGCAGACCGTGTTCAAACGGATATGAACTACGAGTTGACTGAAGTGATGGTGGAGTACCGCCCTGAACACGAACGTATGCTATACAGCTTAGGATTAGCAGGATCGGCCTTTAAAAAGGTTTATTTTGATCCTAGTTTGGATAGACAGGTTGCTTTGTATATACCTGCTGAAGACATGATTGTCCCTTATGGGGCTTCTAATCTGGAAACAGCCGAGCGTGTTACCCATGTAATGCGTAAAACCAAGAACGAGATGGTTAAATTACAGGCAGCAGGGTTCTACAGACATGTAGATCTAGGTGAACCTGTTACTTTTTTCACTGATATTGAGGAAGAAAAGGCCAAAGAAGGCGGATTTTCCTTAAATTCTGATGACCGATACACCGTATATGAGATTCATGCGGATTTAGTACTGGATGATGTAGATTCTCCCGAGCAAGAAGAGCCCCGTGGGATGGGTTTGGCGCGTAAAGATGACCAAAAAGCCGACAATGACCTGCAAATTGCTAAACCCTACGTAGTTACTATCGAACAGGGCAGTGGGACGGTGCTGGCCATACGTAGAAATTGGGATCCAGAGGACCCATTAAGGCTAAAACGTCAACATTTTGTACATTACGTGTATGTTCCAGGGTTTGGCTTCTATGGTCTTGGTTTAATTCACATTATTGGTGGTTATGCACGGGCTGGAACGTCCCTTATCCGTCAATTAGTTGACGCAGGTACGCTTTCTAACCTGCCAGGTGGCCTAAAAGCCCGTGGTTTGCGGGTAAAAGGTGATGATACCCCTATTGGGCCCGGTGAATTCCGAGATGTAGACGTTCCGAGCGGTAGCATTAGAGACAATATAATGCCGCTACCCTATACCGAACCTAGTCAGACTCTTTTGGCGTTATTAGAGAGAATTACTGAGGAAGGACGGCGCTTGGGGGCTATTTCGGACATGAATATCTCTGATATGAGTGCCAATGCGCCTGTCGGGACAACATTAGCTCTACTAGAGCGTACCTTAAAGCCAATGGCAGCGGTTCAATCTCGCGTTCATTACGCGATGCGCCAAGAATTTAAGCTACTTCGCGCCATTATGGCCGAATATGCTCCTGCGGAGTATGAATATGTGCCTGATCGTGGAGAACAGCGGGCTCGTCAAGCCGACTACGCGACGGTGGAAGTAATTCCGGTTAGTGACCCTAACAGTAGCACGATGGCGCAACGGGTGGTGCAGTATCAGACAGTGATGCAACTCTCCCAGGCTACCCCTCAAATATATGACTTACCACAATTACATCGCCAGATGATTGAGGTATTGGGTATTAAAAATGCTGATAAATTGGTGCCCACAGAAGATGATATGAAGCCAGTAGATCCAATAAGTGAAAATATGGATGCACTTACGGGATCGCCGATAAAAGCCTTTATTTATCAAGACCATCAAGCTCACATTGCGGCGCACCAAGCCTTTTTACAAGACCCCATGATTGCTCAGACTATAGGGCAAAACCCTTTAGCCAATCAGATTATGGGGGAGTTACAGGCTCATATTGCGGAGCACACTGCCTTTTTGTATCGCCAGCAGATAGAGGAGCGTATTGGAGCCCCATTACCGCCGCCTAATGAAGAACTGCCGAAGGAAATGGAGATACAGTTGGCTCAACTTCAAGCTCAAGCCGCTATCCAATTAACTCAAGCGCACCAACAGCAACAGGCCCAACAAGAAGCGCAGCAGCAAGCGGAAGATCCTATTATGCAAATGCGCCAGGAAGAGTTACGTCTGAAAGGCGAAGAGCAGGAACGCAAATCATTGAAAGATGCTGCGGATGTGGCCTTGGATCAAGCCAGGTTGAATTTGGATACTCAAAAAGCTCAAGCTACTGCGGCATTAGAAGCTAACAGGATTGCTTCCCAGAACGAAGCGGCCGAAGCCAAAAATGATGTTGAAGAAGCCAAAGTAATTTTGGATATGGCGAAAGTGAAAGGGGAAGAAAAGCGCAACAGAGCGGAGGCACATAGAGATGCTTCTGAAGCGTATCGCGATGATCGGGAGGATAGGTAGTAACCTTTTATGGAAAAGAAAGAGATACCGAAAGTTTCGGTCATTTTGATTTCTTACAATGGCCGTGCTTCTTTAGTTAAACGAGCAATTAATAGTGTTTTGGCGCAAACATACAAAAACTGGGAATTGGTGATACAAGACGATTGTTCTACTGATGGTTCTTTTAATTTGTTAGAGGTGTTAGCGCAAACGGATGACAGAATAAAACTCTACCGCAACAAATATAATATAGGTATTGCGCGGAACAGGTTAGCTGCATACACCAATTGTACGGGGGAATTGATTTGTCATTTGGATAATGATGACTTTTTGTATCCTCACGCCTTGGCTTATATGGCAACGGCTTTTGTACAACAGCCGGAAATAGGTTTTGCTTATAGTGACCAAGCGTTTATAGATGAAAAAGGACAGCCCTTTCAGTATGTTGCAAACACAAATTTCGGTGAACCTTTAACTCAGTATGGATGGCGACACTTGGGGATGTACAGGCGTAGTGCTTATGAAGCTACTGAGGGGTATAACACTGAACTGGATTGGCCGTGTGAAGATGGGGATTTGTTTATGCAAATTGCAGAAAAATTCCCTTTTAAACGGGTTCCTCATGTTTTGTATGGTTACAACAATTCAGGAGATCACGCTTCGCACCAAGTACCTCAATGCCAACATTGTTTAAGTAGAGCACGATGTAATTTTATACGGGTGTGGGCGGATGCGTGTGAGCCTCCTCTAGATGTCATAACCTGGAAAGCCCTAGCGTAAAACTCAGGAGTCAAAAAGCGTATGGCTAAAACTATTTTTGATGTGTTAAGAGATAAAGTGGCGGAGCAAAAAAACTCTAGTGAAGAGTTTTTACAAACTGGTGGAGCTAAAGACTACGCCGAGTATAAAGAAGTATGTGGGGTTCTTCGGGGTCTGGACGCTGCATTACGTGAAATAAATGACCTCTCGCGTACATATATGGAAGATGAAAATGACTGAACTGACAGCAATGGAAATAAAACGGCATGAAAAAATCAAGGAGGCGGAGTTAGCCCAAGAGGATTTGGATGCTCTTATACCTCGGCCTGTGGGCTATAGACTGCTTATTGCACTACCTAATGTAGAAGAGACATTTGGTGGAGAGATAGTAAAAGCTGCCAAAACTCTGCGGGATGACTATATCTTATCCATTATAGGGATTGTGTTAGATATGGGGGATCAAGCCTATGCTGATAAGGAACGCTTTCCTGCGGGGCCGTGGTGTAAGCAAGGTGATTATGTGCTGTTTCGTGCCAATACAGGCACCCGATTTAAAATAGGTGACCAAGAGTATCGTTTAATGAATGACGATTCTATTGAGGCCGTTGTTAATGATCCGAGTAAAATAACTCGTGCGTAAGGAGTAACCCATGCCAATGCAACAAGTAGAGTACGAATTTCCAGATCCTGATAAAGCTGATGCTGCAAAAGAAGTAGAAGTAGATGTGGCCGAAGATAGTGTAGACATAGAGGTTGAGGGGGCAGTTGGGCGTGAAGAAATTGGTAAGCCAAAACCTCCAGCTAAAGAAGAAGTTGAGATTGAAGTAGTAGATGACACTCCTGAAAAAGACAGGGGAAAGACCCCGTCAAATTTCAAAGAAGTAGATGATGAGGAATTGGAGAGTTACTCAAAATCTGTAAAAAAACGTATTGGACAGCTAAACAAGGCTATCCATGACGAGCGTCGTGCCAAGGAAGCAGCGGAACGGCAAGCCGAGGAACTGACACGCATTTCAAAACCTCTGTTTGAGGAAAATGAAAAACTTAAAGGCACAGTTAATAAAAACCAACAAGCACTTTTGCATCAAGCCAAAGCGACGGTAGCCGCTGAATTGGAAGCGGCAAAAAGGCAATACAAAGATGCATATGAATCTGGTGATGCAGAGGCCGTAGTTAAGGCTAACGAAGCCGTAACTCAAGCGAAAATAAGGTCGGATAAAGTGGAGAACTTTAAACCCGCACCTTTACAAACTAAATCAAATGATATACAAGTAAAAGGAACAGCAGATACGACCCCAGGCCAAGCGCCGCCTCGCGACCCTCGGGCGGAAACTTGGGCAGGTCAAAATCCTTGGTTTGGTACGGATGACGAAATGACGGCATTCGCGTTAGGTTTAGACACCAAGCTAAAGAAAAACGGGATAGACCCGCGTTCAGATGAATATTACGAGAGGCTTGACTCTCGCCTTAGAGAAGTTTTTCCAGATCACGATTTTGGAGATACAGCTAATGAAGCCGTAAAACCCAAGCAAAAATCGAGCAATGTGGTTGCGCCCGCTACGCGGAGCACTTCACCTAAAAAGGTAACTTTATCGCAAACACAGGTAGCTCTTGCTAAACGCCTTGGGGTATCTTTAGAAGATTACGCTAAACAAGCTGCGGTATTAATGAGGAATCAAAATGGCTGAACAACGGTTAGACAGAGAACTAGAAACCACTGAAAAGAAAACTCGCAAACAAGCGTGGAAAAGGCCCGAACTTTTACCGGATCCTCTCCCACAAGAGGGTTACACTTTTCATTGGGTACGTGTCAGTACTAATGGACAACCCGATCCGACCAATGTTTCCTCGAAACTAAGAGAAGGATGGGAGCCATGTAAAGCTTCTGATCACCCTGAAATTCAGTTGGTGAGTATCGAAAATGATCGTTTCAAAGACAATATTGTCATGGGCGGTCTTATGCTTTGCAAAGCACCCACAGAGCTTGTTGAAGAACGTAAGGCTTACTATAAAGAATCTAGTGAGGCCCAAATACGTTCTGTAGACAATAATTTAATGCGAGAGTCTGACCCTCGGATGCCCATTTTTAATGAGCGCAGCACGAAGGTAGCTTTCGGTGAAGGTTAATAAGTAGGAGGTTTATATGGCTAGTACAGCAACCCCATATGGGTTAAAGCCAATAAATGAAATAGGGGGGCTTCCTTATGCGGGATCTACCCGAAAACTGCCTATTACGTCCGGGTTTGGTACTAATCTTTTCTATGGCGCAGTGGTGTGCATAGGGACGAATGGTACAATTGAGCTGGTAACTACCAATGGGGACAACTCTACACCGTTCCCTGCGGGTACAATAGGCGTGTTTATGGGATGTTCGTATACGGACTCCACTATGGGTTTTGTTAACCGTCAGTACTGGCCTACGGGTACAGTAGCTTCTGATGCGTTGGCATTCATCGTAGATGACCCTAATACATTGTTCCAAGCCCAAGCTAATGGTGCGGTTACTCAAACTGATTTAGGGCAAAATACTCATTTTGCAGCAGTTCAGTCCACGAGTACCGGCAGCACTGCTACGGGCAACTCCAATACTGCTTTGACGGCCACAACAGCCACAACTTCTGGTTTTGCTTTCAGAATTGTTGATTTTGTGGATGCGCCGGACAGTGAAGTAGGAGATGCATACACGGATGTCATCGTGAAATTTAATCCCGATGCACATTCATACACTAACAAGACTGGCATATAAGGAGACTTGAGACATGGCTATTTCACGAGCACAACTCCTCAAGGAACTCCTACCGGGATTAAATGCCCTGTTCGGCCTTGAGTATGCAAGATATGGTGAGGAAACTAAGGAGATTTTTGAAACAGAATCTTCTGATCGTTCCTTTGAAGAAGAAGTAAAGTTGTCAGGTTTTGGTGCTGCCCCCGTTAAAAACGAAGGTGCCGCCATTGCTTATGACAATGCCCAGGAAACTTACACTGCACGTTACGTGAATGAAACGATTGCTATGGGATTTTCACTAACCGAAGAGGCTATTGAAGACAACCTGTATGATTCACTTTCTGCACGTTATACGAAAGCATTAGCTAGAGCGATGGCTTACACCAAGCAGGTTAAAGGTGCGACCATTTTAAATACTGGCTTTGCTGGGGGCCCCACTTATGGGGATGGTGTTACTTTGTTTAACACTTCTCACCCCTTGGTTTCGGGCGGTGTAAACGCAAATACTCCAGCTACTGGTGTTGATTTGAACGAAACTTCTTTGGAAGCGGCGGTTATTTCAATAGCGGGTTGGACGGATGAGCGTGGTTTGTTGATAGCGGCCAAGCCTCGTAAGCTTGTAATTCCTCCAGCGTTGCAATTCGTTGCTACGCGCTTGATGGATTCTGAGCTTAGAGTGAGCACTGCTGACAACGACATCAACGCAATCCGCAATAACGGTACAGTTCCAGAAGGTTATACAGTTAATAACTACCTGACTGACGGTAATGCGTGGTTCTTGATGACTGACGTTCCAAACGGACTGAAGCATTTTGTTCGTACTCCGATGTCTACATCTATGGATGCTGACTTTGACACTGGTAATAGCCGTTATAAGGCTCGTGAGCGATACAGCTTCGGCGTATCTGACCCACTTGGCTGTTACGGTTCTCCCGGTGCCACTTAAAGGGTTCTCCCCTAAAAATCAACTGACTCCTTGATTTTAGCCCCCGCCTAGTGCGGGGGTTTTTTATTGTGTTAAAAAAAGTTTTTCCTATATACTGTAAACCTTACCGGGACTAACCGGTATATCTGACAGTTCCCGGCTGACTTCATGCAGACAGATATACCCTAATCTCGCATGAGAGGAGCTTATAATGGCTAGAACAACTTTTGCCGGTCCTGTTCGATCACTTAATGGTTTTGTTTCGGCTGGACCAGGTGCAGCACAAGAAATTGATGCTGACAACACTACGTTAGCTTTATCAATTTTCCCCACACCCACCCTGGATTCTAGTAAGAACCCTACTGGAGCGATCACCCCAGGTAATGCGGGCGTGATTAATGTTTATGCTTCCACTAACGCCACAGGGGCAGGGCAACTTACACTCCCCCCTGTACTGGATACTGTGCCTTCAAGTACTACTCCCCCGACTGACCCTACTGCACCCGATCAGCAAAACCAGCTTGGTGCACAGATAATTGTCATTAGTGGGTATGACCTCGCTAATGATCTTGTAATTAAGCCATCAGGGGCTGATGTGTTTACAGGGTATGCAATGTCTGTAGATTCTGCCGGACTTACTAAAACTTTCCTTGCTGGAGT